TAGTATTTTATGGTTTTGTTGGAATTTTTAAATATAAAACTCCAAAAAAGAAACAGAGAATTATTGTATCGTTATCTACTTTACCTAGCAGAGTAGGAAATTTAAACATAGTTTTAAAGTCAATTTTGGATAATGAAATTAAACCAGATATAGTATATGTAAATATACCAAAATATTCAAACAGAGAAAAAAAACATTATTACATACCTGAAAATGTAAAAAATTTAAAAAATGTCAAAATAAATATTGTAGATAAAGATTATGGTCCTATAACAAAATTATATCCTACATTATTTGAAGAAACAAATCCTGAGGATATTATAATATGTATAGATGATGATAAGGAATATGATAAAAAGTTAATTGGTCATCTTGTAAGCGTATCAGATCTATATCCAAATGAATGTGTGTGTATAACTGGATGGAGTTTTATAAATCTAGGATTTATTGCTTTACCTATAAGTTTACCGATAAATAATATTATAAAAAACGTTGATATATTACAGTGTTATAATGGAGTATTATATAAAAGGAAATTTTTCGATTTCGATTTTAAGGACGTAATAAATTGCAAAGAATGTTTCACCACAGACGATATATTAATATCTAAATATTTAAAGTATAAAAATATATCTATAAAATCGGTACCTTATAATTTTAAACACAAAGACATAGACAATAAAGGATTTAAATTAGGAAGTATAAATATGCAGAATAATAATTGGATAAAATGTATTAATAAAAAGATACCTGAAATTATGGAATCAAACAAGTTTACTTAATTTTAATTCTTTCAATTGGAGGAGTGTTAAGACACACATTAAGTTTACTTTTACATCCACGAAGTAATTTATATACAATAATTAATAGAATAATAACTATTATTGATAAAAATGTAATTAAAATATACATCCAAGTGTTTGTAGGTAAAACACATTTAACACACCAATTTTGTATTAAACTATTATGACGTTTTTGAGAACCAATTGAGAATCCTTCAATATTTATTTTTTTAATTGTATCCATGTGTGCAATATAAGCATCTGTTTGGACATCTATAGGGAATGTATTTTTTATTAGTTCTTTACATGCCGAATTTGAAACAATATAAAAATGTGTACCTATAAAGTGTGTATTTTTTTTTCTTGTTATGTATGCACTTATAAAAAGGGAATTAGGTTTTTTTAAAATTTCTTTTATTTTATCTTGAGTTTCTTGTGTAATTTTTCTAAGTTCTAAATCACTTTCAGCAATAGCTATATAAGGTAAATTCTTTTCTATACACAATCTCCACAATTCATAGTGGCTCATTGTACAGCCGATAGCTCCAAGGCTAGGCATACCAGAGCTTTGTTCGCGAATTGTTAAAATGTCATTATAAGAACGTATAGTTATTATTTTTTCCTCTAATAGAGAATCTAGAGAAAATTTACGACCATCAATTGCTTGAAAGTGGGTTATATTTTTAAAACCTACTTCACTTAAATTTTTCTCAAGTTTACTTTCGTAATTGAAACTTATGTAATATACTGGTATATTAAAAATATTAATCATTTATAATATATTACATAAAAATAATTAAACTTAAATATCATATTTTTGTATTTTTTATTTACTTATGATAAATGATAGTTTATAAGAAACTAAATAAATATATTTTATTTATATCAGGAATTATACTTATCCCAATTTGTATTTATATTATAATAATTTGTCGTGGTAAGAAAAAAATTAAACATCCACAATCATCAGAAATGATGAAAAGATGGGAAAATCAAGTTCAATCTATTAGTGATGAAATTGATGATAAAGAATCATGTTCCTTATATTCTAATAATAAAGGTTATAGATTAGGTGATATGATTTCGAATAGTTGGAGATGGAAGAATACTGGACAAGCTTATCATTACAAACATTTTCCAAATTCTATTGCAACTGAATACATGAAAAAAACAAAGGAATATTCTAATTATAATGTTCTCTTTTATATTATCAGTGAGAGAACAAAATATACAAATGATCTTCCAGATAAAAACGATATTGTTGTACATTTAAGAGCAGGAGATGTTATTGAGGAAAATCCAGATGACGTAATTACAATTCTTTCTACATATTCTTATATGGATAATAATAAATGGTCTAATTATACTCCTCCATTAGAATATCTTGATAATAAAATTAGTAAAATAAATATAAACAAAATCCAAAAAATTATACTAGTGTCTGGAAGTCATATTTATAGTAAAACACCAAAAAGTTGTAAATATATTGAAATAGTAAAAAAATATTTTGAATATAAAGGTTATCAGGTAGAGTTAAGGCTTGGAATGAACTCTGATGATGATTTTATTTTTATGTGTAATGCTAAATATTTTGTGCCATCAACAAGTGGAGGATATACAAAATTAATAACAAATATCGTAAAAATGATGGGGAATCAAGTTCTTTAATTAATATACCACAAACCATCTTTTTTAAATCTTTCAATTTTTGGGTTTAATCCTGTAATCCAGTTATTATGAATCAATATAGGTATTTTATCACACTTTTCTCTTTCATTAAAATAACGATGCCCATTTGGATATGAAGCTGGGTCAAGAGTGCCAATATCTGAAATTGTTTCATTAATAACACCTTGATCATCCATTTTTCCAGGAGGTCTAGATAAAATTAGCTCATAAGCATTTTTCATTTTATCAGCTATTTTTAGAGATGGTGATATAAAAATAACACCTGAACAATGATGACCATGTGCTGATTTTGCAAATGTTTTAGAATCAGATTGCATATAAATTTTTCTAGGAGGAAGATAAAAATAATTTTCTATAGGATTTTTTAACAATACTATATCCGTATCAAGATAAAATACAAAAAATCCTTCTCTTAACATAATCTCTATCGCTTTAACTTTTTGAGCAGTAATATTTCTAAATCCTTCTGTTCCAAACGAAGATTCATCTTTTAATTTAGAAGATATAAGATCGGTTCTAAATTGAATATTCTCTTTTTTTACACATTCAAGTGCGTTTTTGTCTAATGGAAATACAATTAGCAAGTCTTCTAACCCTTGTTGTCTAACGCTATGTAAAAAATTACGCCATTCGTCACATAAACCAGATGTGAAAAAATTCACTATACGACATCTGGATCTGAGAGATTTGTATAACCAATATCCAAGTGATATCTTTTTTAAATCTGGTTGGAAAGAACTATCGTCAAAATTTAATTTATTTGCATCTTTCCAACTGTCTAACACAACAACTCCTTCAAATTGTGAATGAAGAGATTCAAGTGGACCTTTTCTTACTATCGGACGAACACCCAATCCATATGTTTCATAGAAACGATGTGTATCCAAACCATTTCCTTCTGGGCATAAAGAATACATATAATTTTGAGTTTTTATGATTGTTTCTGTTTGACTTAATTTAGTAGGCCAAAAATCAACATGATGTGAGTGTGAAAGATTACGAATCATATTTTCTCGATCATCACGATAACCAGAACTTGGTTTTGGATAAGTACTAAAGTGAGAATTGCTAAGTATTTTCTTTTGTTTATCTTTTTGAATATTTTGCATAGCATGATCTATAAACTGTTTGGATAATTCTTTATTTTTAAACATTTTGGATTCTAGACCAATAGGCCATATGAATAATTTTGAGTGTTTATGATCGTGCCAATCTTCGGATAAGCAAAGAACAATGTTAGGATTGTCTAAAAAGTTATTAATATTTTTAGCGCTTTTGTCAGAAGATGAGTAAGGATCATCAAGTATAACTAAAATAGTATTAGTTAGTAAATTTTTGAAATTTTTAACTTCATTTGGTAGATTTTCAACTAAAATTAACTTTATAAACTCAGAATCGAGTTTATTAAAATAATAATGAGCATTATACCTTGTAATGACAGGATAATTTAAATTATTATCACTAAAAAAACCATTAAAATTTTCTGTATTATTCTTCTTAAAACTACTATTCTTAAAAAAATGATATATTATGTAAATAAGAAAAGATATAGAAAAAAATATTAAGAGTATAACTCCTATTTTCTTTAGCATTTTTATTATAATAATTATTAAAAATATTTTTGTATATTTTTTAATATACAAAGACATAATTATTCTTTTTTCAATGCTCTTCGAACAGGTTCTAAACGCTGTGAATCGAGAGTACTTCGAAGAGTTGAGTAAGGAGAGAAGTCAGTTCCGTTAATCAAAGCAGACATCACGCTTGCTGAAAAACCAGAAATTAATGCAGTTCCCTTATCTGTTACAGAAACAGGAAAATCTGTGCTAGAACCACAAACATTCCAGAAAATTATTTGTGGTTGAATGTATCCTGATTCTGCATACTTAGTTTTAATAGCCTGAAAGTTTGTCATATGTGATCTATCAGCGCTATCAAACTGCATGTCTGAAATAATAAATAAACGCTTAGGCATATCTTGTTGAGACAACTTATAAACCTTAGCTTGATTTAGTATAAGATCGAATGTTGCTTGCAAATTTGTTGAACCTCCCCACTCTGAGCTAGTAAGTTTTAACCAACGATCGTAAAGACTACCATCCTTAACTACATGAAAACTTGGTTTATCATGAAAAGTTATTATATGGTTATGAAAAACACCCTTTACATTATTTGCTCCCAACAAAGATAACCCTACAGCAACGTCCATTGGGCAAAAAGATAATCTTTGATCAGAACTCCAACTTAGCATGCTTGAACTGACATCACAAACAAATAATGAGTCTTTAAGACTTCCTAGTTTATTAACTTCATCTTCAAGTACTTTCCACTGAGCTTCACAAACAGTGTCAGATCTATGTTTAATTCGAATCTCATGTATTAATTCGTGTGGATATAGTTGTTTTCCATTTACTTTTACTTCACCATTTTGAAGCTTTGTCTTCCAAGCTAAAAATTCTTCAGGTGCGTTCTTTTCAAAAGCCTTTTTCAACCGCTTCATTGCGCAAGAAGGAACTTTGCTATAATCAATTTCATCCCATTTCTTATCACACATATATGTTTCAACAATATGTAGATATTGTCGGAGTGGTGTTGTATAAGATTTGCGATAACTCTTTGCTGTAATACCCATAACTTTGGTAAGAGTATTAACAACACCATACTTCTTGTCGTATGAGTCTTTCTCGGTTGGCGCCCACTTTGCACAAATACTGATAGGCTTTCCATCATGCATTTGAAGACCATCATTTACTAGCTGATTACCTAGAATGTTTACAAATGTAATTTGAAGATCTCGTAATCTAGAAATATCCTTAATAGTAGAACAATAATTTTGTTCTAAATGGTTAGCATCTTTTAGATCTAATACACCAGGCCACAACTCCATCAAATCATCCCACCTACCATATTCTGAGATAAGCGGAGCAACAAGATTAAATTGTTCAGGATAGTTGAGAAAAAGCCATACAAGTGAACGTCGTCCTAATTCACGCTCTCCTTTACCACCTCTGCAATCACGAATGTGAAAAGCCAATAAAAATGCATCAATAATATTTTCCTGTGCGGATTCGCGTAAATATTCATATAGACGAGGAGCGTTCAGTCCTCTGACTGATTTAAAAAATAATCCTAGACGACCGCTCGTATTTCCACTTATATCTGGTGACGATAAAGAAACTGCTCCATTCCATGTCTTAGCACATGAGGTCATTGCTGTAGCGAAATTAGATGTCATTTGTTAAATTAAACAAATCTCTCTTTAAATGTGATTTTTATTCTTTAACCACAAAGTGTTTAGATAATTCTTCTACTAAAAGTTTTTTCTTTTTTTCTTTCTCATATTGTTTAATTTGCATTGACATATTTTTGCAACGTTCGGTAAGAAATTCTACTTCATCTTGAAGTTGTGAATTTTCTGATTCAAGTCTATCTTTTTCATCAATAACATCATCTAATTTTGCTTCATAATCTAAAGCCTTATCAAGCCACTTTTGTGCTTTCTCTTTCATAGATTCATATTTATGTCGGCTTACTGTTTTACTCATTTTATACTTTTACATACAACTTCTTTAAAATAGATAAAAAATAATCCATAAAATATATAATAAAAAATTAAATCTATAATAATAAAAATGATTCCAGTTTTTAGAATAGATAAACATGAATATCCTACATCTAAAAAATGTGAAGAATATATGCAAAAAAATTTGAACAAGTTAGCTATCCACAGATAGAATATAAAATTATGAAAAAATTAGGAGGGGGAAAATCAGGTGCTATAATAACTATAGCTAAACATATAGATACAAATAAAAACGGTATTCTTAAAATATATCAATCAGAAATATATAATTCATCAGAAACAGATACTAGACCTTTAAGAGAAATTTATACTGCGTGTGTTATGTCAGGAACTGAAGGATTTCCGACAGTTTATGATTTTGGAAAATTAATTGATACTAATGGAGATCGACGTGAGCATCTTTATTTAATATCTGAAATTGTTTCTGGTAAGCCTATGAGTATTATAGATATGAAACAATTTAATACAGAGCAAATGGCCTCTATTTTATTACAATTACTTAATCTTCTTTTTGTAGCTAGACAAATTAGGTGTATTTATTCATAACGATCTGCATCCTGACAATATTTTTATAGATGAAAAAAAATGTTATTTAGGTAAAATAGATTTTAGAAATAATATAAAATTTACGTCTGCTTGCCCAAAAGTAAGTATCATTGATTTTGATTTAGCTATTTCTGAGAAGTATCCAGAAAATCACAATGATCGTGCAAATTTTAAAGGAGTAATTCTTCCAGCTGCTGTTCTTCAGTGGCTAAGCAAGTGTTTTAATTTAAAATACATACCCAAGATTATTAAAAAATCTTCTGTTGCAACAACAGAAGATATTCAATTATGGAACGTATATTATATGGCACTTTCAGCTTTACAAATAGAAAAAGAATCCAAACATATTATTACAGATTATGAGATTGAAAAAATCATAACAGAATCCAAGATGTGTAAAAATCTTGATCAATGTCTTACACATCCTTATATTGTTGACAACATGAATTTCAAGAGAACAATGAACCGTCAAGGAGATAGTGCATTTTTATCATCAGACATTCATCCTACAAAATTAGATGAAAATTTAGATTTAATAATTGATACAATGCTTAGTTCTCTTGGAATGGAAGCAATAGGTAAATCTTTTTTAGAATCTTATCGAAAATTAAACGAAGAGCATCTTAAAATTTATGGAACAAATGTTCCGTATAATAAAGTAATACTTCAACTTTCATTATCTGTAGTTTCGCAAAAAAGTCAAGTTTTAAATATAGATTCTTGTATATCAGGCAAACTTGGTAATCTTGATGTATATGTAATATTACCAGATAAAATAAATATACAATTATTCTTGTATGATAAGAAAGTTAAAGTGATATTTTTTCCAAACGGTTTAAAGATATTAAATGTGACTCATTCAAAAACTGTTTTATCTTATTTGGAAACTATTGTAACTCGTAGTTTACTGTATATAACAAATCCAATTATATATGATGTAATTATATCTCCAACTGAAAAATCAACAGATCTTAAAATAAATTTTTGGACAACAATTATTGGTAAAAGACAATATCAAACTCAATTAAAAACCGATGTTGATATAGAATTTAAAGATCAAATAGAAAATATAATTAAATGTTTATTACCAAATTTATTTAAAAATAAAGATATTTTTGAAACAGACGTTGTATTTCAGGCATTAACTGATGAATTAGTTGGTCCATCTATACATGGAAATTGGAGAGATATTGTAAAAGAAATAGTTAAATATTCGAAAGAACAGAATGAAGAAAGTGTTGATATGCTATCAAGTATATTGTCTAAAAGTTCTATTTATTAAATAAATTTTATTAATATATAAAAAATTAGAGTAAAAATTAGAGTAAAAATAGCCTAAAATAAAACTCACCCTCCCAATAGTAAATTAAAATTAATTTATAAATGCGACTTTTATAAATTAAAGTAATATGACAGAACAATTACCTCACATAGAATGGAAAGAACCGCTTAAATCAATTCGTATTTTAAACACAAATGGTAATGTTCTTGATGTAGAGGTTGGAAATATTATAAGTATATGTAAATCTTCATCAAAACCCAACGCATTTTTTTAAGATTGATGAGTTTTTCGGTAATGCATCTGAAATTGGACCAACATGTTTTGCATATCGCGAAATTGATATTGTAAAAAAAGAGTTTGTAGAAACAAAATTCTCTTTAAAGACTGGAGGAAAAAGATATATTATATGTTATCCATCCGGAATAACAAAGTATGGGTTTCATTTATCAAGCGAAGAATGGTGTTCTATTGCCATTTGCAAATCAGATCCAATGTTATAAAAAAATCTATTATTTAATCATAATAAGTGAAATAGATTATGATTGATTTAAAAAAACTTACTTTGCACAAGTTGAAGTACCCAAATCGTGAGATTGAGTTACATTATAACCTCGAAGACGTAGAGCCTCGTAAATATCATCAGCCATTAGTGTCTTTGTATTATGTTCTGAATTAACAACTAGAGCAGCTACAATAATATCTGATAAATAATCACTTACAATACAACGAATGTTATTATAACAATCTTCAGAAAGACTTTTTACACCTGCTCGACGAGCGAGACGAGTGATAGATGGTTTTGTAATGTGTTCCATTTTTCTATTTGAATAGTTAAGCTTTAAGTCTTTAATACTAATCTTAATAGATTAAATTGATGACTTAAAAGGGAGATGAAAGATCATTAAATAAAAATGGAAGCACAAAAAGTTGTAATGAAAAAGAAGAAGACTCGTTTTTTTGAAACGTATATTTCTAAAGTTCTAAAGAGAGTTTCTGATTCCAATGGGATTACCTCAAATTCTAAACAACAACTTAATAGCGCACTTTGTTTAATATCTCGAATGATCTCAAATACTGTTATTACTTTAACTGAAATAGCAAAAAAGAAAACTATGTCGGAAAAGGAAATCAAAAATGCTCTTCTTATTATTTTACCGACTAAATTGGCGGCGGAAGCGATAATTGAAGGTCAAAAAGCAGTTCAAAGTTTTGGGAATGTAGATAATTTGAAGGGAACTAGCAGACAGGAAAAAGCAGGAATTATATTTTCACCTGCTATTGCTGAAAAATTTCTAAGAAATTTTGGATATTCTAAGGTTATGGTTACTAGCAATGCTCCTATTTATTTAGCAGGAGCTCTTGAATATCTGACATCAGAAATTCTTGTAAATTCTTCCAAGTCTGCAAATACAAACAAGAGAATTAGAATTAATATTCGTGATCTAGAGATGGGAGTTCGTAAAGATGAAGAGTTGAATACATTTTTTACTAATAATCGTATTTCATTTCTTGGAGGAGGTGTTACGCCATTTATTCATCCATCTCTCCTTCTTAAGAAAAATCGTGTTAAAAAGCGAGTAAACAAGGTTGTTATCAAAGAAGGTGAAAAGAAAAAGCATCGATTTAGACCTGGAACTGTATCTCTTCGTGAAATTCGCCGTTTTCAAAAGATGAGTAATTGTGTTACTTTTGCAAAGTTACCATTTGAGAAATTGGTGAGACAGATAGTTTCTACTCATAATATTGGATCAATGAAAATTAGTAAGGAAGTTTTCATTGTTCTTCAATATTTTGTTGAACAACAAGTTACATCTCTCCTTCGGAATGCGAATTTTGCTGCTATTCACGCGGGACGTGTAAAGTTAATACCTATTGATATAGATTTTGTTAGAGCTATATCAAGCGGTATTTGTAATCCTTACCAAAAAGATTGTGAAATATCTGGAGAAACTTGTGAACACGAAGTAGAAGATGAAGTAGAAGATGAAGTAGAAGATGAAGTAGAAGATGAAGTAGAAGATGAAGTAGATTAAGTTATAGTAAGTGATTTTTCGACATATTTAATCATAATCATTCAGACTGATTATGATTTATAATCGACCAATTTTTTAAAAATCGCGTTCTTACTCAAATTGAGGAGATATCAATTGTGCTAAATTAAAGTAATTTTTCTTTTTACAAGAGATTAGATCATCAAAAATAAGTATAGAAATAATTTTTTAGTCTCCTTTTATACCCATAATACCTCTATTTCTAAGAATAGGACTATCTCTACGATTAAGAGGTACGTATTTCTTTACTCGTTGATAATCATGATTCTTTTTATAAAAATTTATAATTATAATTGCAATAATCGCAATAACCGCAATAACCGCGATTATAATAAGAAGTATTTTCCACCAAGAAAGACCATCACTTTCTTCAAAATTTCGACCTGCTAACCTATCACTTTCTGCCTTTGAAGCAGCCAATGTTATTCCATATGTTTTAAAATAAAAATCTTCTGGTGATATAGGATCCTTTTTTTCTTTACCATATGTGTCAAAGATCCACTGAACGTCATATCCAGATAAACGCTCATTTCGTTTACTTCCTATATTATTTAATGTTACCTCTGGTGGATAAAAATAAAGCATTACAGACAGAGGATCAAAGTCTGATGAATTATAATTATCTGCATAAACTTTATTAATAATGTTTTCATCTACTTGACTTTTAGACATATGTGGGTAGTATTCATATACTTTTTGTTTGTTCCATTTTATATCAGAATTAGGACTTTGATGCTCATGACCCATACCAATAGCATGCCCAAATTCATGAATAATAGTACCAATATCAAGCCACTGAAAATTCATTGTAGGTAACGATTTATCATATCTTAAAGCGTCTCTACCAATTGTTGAGTATGTACGCTCAGGATCATCTTTGTTAAATGAAATTCTAATATCTGCTTCATTATACTTATCAGAGCTTACAAAGTTAAAATTTAAGTTTACTAAAGGTTGAAACCTTTCAATAATAACCTTTTTTACTATTTCAGCAGGGCTTAATTTACAGTATTTTGATTGAATTATATCTTGCATTGGGTCCCTGTCATAACCATAATAAACTGGTCTTTCAATTAATTTACTACCATTTTCATTAAATCCAATTGTTATATCACGACCTTTTGTCCATAAAGCATTTTTTCTAAAAATAGCTTTTTGACCTAAATTATTCGGAATAATATCATCAAAAAACTTTTCAATACACATATAATCATTTTCCATTTATTAATATAGATTATAAAAAAATCTAAATATTATTATGTGACTTGTAAAATAGAATACACTCTTTTCAGCTCATGTCAAGGGTACAAGAAATAATTTACAGTAAAGAGTTCGATTCGTAAACTATAATTTTTTCTTTCTTCTTTTGCAAGATATTAGTGAAATGACGACTTGAGGATGTACCGAAGTATGTTGTTTGTTTCCATTCCAATCTGTATTTGTGCGTTGCGACTTTTTCTAAGTTTTTTCGGATCCTCAAGATTTTCATAAAATTAAAATTCTTATTTTTAGTTCATAAGACAAAAACACGTTCTGATTATAAAAAAACTTGTTTATTAATTAAAATATTAGATCTACATGGTCTATCCGGCAATGTCAGTATGTTAAGACGAATTTTATCAATATATGATATCAAGAATCGCTAATTTGATATAAAATTTTTATTTTATAAACATTTGGAGACTTTTAAAATCAACTTAAAAGCACCTAATCATTCTAAAAAATGTCATCAGAAAACACTGATGTAAGCCAAGATAAAAAAAGTGATTCTATTAAACTTAGACCAGAACCTAGCCATATTATGACTGGGGATTACGCAGCTTTTATGGAAACAAATGGAAAGGAATTTGAAAGCTGGTATTATTTTATACGACGTGAGGGAAATGAGGAAGCGTTAAAGCATCTCCAAGAGCAACTTGAGAAGATAGATTGGTTTATTCTTGATGACCTTAGTACATTTGATCTAGATCTAGATCACTATGTAAGTGCAGCTACAGCTAAACAAATGACTAAACTTGAACTTAATTCGTACGCTTTCCATCGAAAATTTGATGGAAAATTGCAAAAGATTAATTTTAATTTCAAAAAGAAAGATACTCGTGATAATGAGCGCAGCAACGAAAGAATGATTTGTAAAGTTTTTGATTTGCTTGGATATGGTCAAATAGAAGACTATATTAGTGATGAAGATTTAGATGAAGAAGACCTTACTGACAATGAATATTCTGATTCAGAAAGCGATGAAGATACAGAAGATGAATCAGATTCGGAATCAAGTGATGATAAGAATACAGTTGAAAAGCCTACAGGTAAGAAAGGGCTTCCACCTTCATTACTTAAAAATGATCATCTTCCGAGATTTGCAAAGCGAAAGCAACGTGGTAAGGGTTGATTTAATGTTTCATTAAATTCTCAAATATCTATTTTTACTTTTTCTCTGCCACTTTAGTAAAAAACAAAATAAAGCAATTATTAACAAAAATACTATTACAATATATATTATTTTCTTTTTATTTGTTTTAACCGGATGTTTACTACTTGCTATTTGTAATATGTTAAATGGACGACCATTATTTTTTGAAACAACAAGCTCATTGCAATATACGACACAATTTTGAAGACTTAATAAATCTTTATGCGGATTAGAATCATACAAATCTGGAATTTCATTTATCCACGGCAAACATTTACCATTTACGCACTTAAATTTTATATCTTTGTTTATCATTACAAAAATAGGTGAGATAAAAGTTTGAGTCCATTTATCAGATGTTGATGGGGGTGTTGAGTTAAAACTAGGAAATATATTATTTCCTATTTTGTGAAAATAAAGAGGTTTTGTATTTGGAACTGGTTGAATGTACGTAGTAAAATATATACAATCATTTTTAATATTATAAGGATCATACATTAAATATAAATCAGTTGTATTGTACGGAAAATCAATACTTTTTTTTGCACAAAAAATTTTCATACCAACAGGTATTGGTCTAAAATTTGGTGAAACAGCATAAAAAGAATCAGCTAAAAACCATTTACTATCTTTTTTTTCATCTGGTATACAATCAAATTCAATAATACCGTTTTTCATGGATTTTTTAGGCCCACCGATATATCCTAAAAAAGTTTGTGTTTCTATGTCAATATAATGCCAAATACAATATGGTATGATTACATCATCGTTCATTTATATATTGTATTTTTTTGTTCTAAAATTGAATTCCATTTCGTGTCAACTCTTTTTCTATGAATCCTTTGATATCTTCTAATTTTATAGTGTGTGGTACTTCAATTAAAACTATTCCATTTTCTCTACATATTCTTCTTTTCATATCGTCTCTATACTTTTGATTTAAAAAAGCTTCTTTATTTTTATGAAAAAATTGTATATACTCATAATGCTGAATACCATTGTATTCTACGGCAATCTTAAGTTCTGGATCAAAACAATCAAGTTCTAAATTATAGTCTCCTCCTGTTACGGGATTTCGTAAAAAATTTGGACGATCTTTGTTAAAATTTCTCTTAAACAAGAATTGCAAAACACGTCTACATTCTGCTTCTCCTTTGCTTTCACGTGGAGGTGCGCGATAACTTTTATTTTGTGATATAGGAGAATAATATTGTCGTTGTTTTGACCATGTTCCTTTTTTACCTGTAATCTTTCTATATAATCCAAAAAGTATGAGAAATGATAATGAAAATCCAAGTATTATTTCAAAACCATGAGACTTCCATTTATCTTTAATTTTTGATAACATTTATTTATAGTATATAAAGTTAATTCTTGCGTTCTCAATTAAAAATTAAATTATTAATCTATTAAAATTTCTTTATTACATAATGGACATGCTTGTTTGTATTTACCCCACTCTTTAATGCATTTTGGATGATAAATATGACCACAATCTAAAACTGAAACATTTTCTGACTGCTCATACAAGTCTGTACATATAGAACACATATCATATTTTTTATCTGTGCTATTGTAAGGTTGAGAACTAAGATTAAGTGTTATTTCATTTTGTCTAACAAGATTTTGATCATTTTCACTATTTTGTATAGCGATTTGAATTGGATCTAATATATTAAAAATTGGTTCTAAAATAACTATCATATTCATTATAGCAAATAATGCATCTGATGATCTGTCAATGTCTATTACCTGATCTAATATAGTTTCTTCAAAATATTCTTGATCATGAACATGAAATCGAATGTTTGATGACATTTTATTTATATAGAATCAAATTTCTTAACTCATTTTCAATAAAATGGACTGTGGTTCCATCCTAGCTCCTCAAACAACTCTTTGCATATTTCGTCATGAAAGAATTTTCTGTCGATAGTCTTGAGTATTATAAATTCTTCTTTTTTACATGAATGACGATGTCTGCTAAGTAATTGAAACAATACATATTGAGTATTAATAAAATTTTTCCTGTTAATATTTTTAAATCTTTTATCGTATATATCAGTGAGAACATCAAAATCATCAAGTAGTTGTTCTTCCAAATGTGAAATATCATCAGGTTTAATATCAGTAAAATTATAATGGATCAAATGAACATTCTCGTAATGTTTAGAGTAACCAAGCTCTTTGAGAAAAATAAGAACATGATTCTTTGTTACATTACGAAATCTTTCTTTTTTAGGAGTATTTTTATCTCCATTTAGTAAATAGTGTAGTTCAAATTGAACTTCAAGATCATCATATATTTTTTGATGAATAGTACTGTTTTGTTTTCCTTGGTATTGATTAATACAATCACGAAAATGAATTTTCCTATCGTATGTATATTTACTTGAAATATTAACTCTGTCAATATCAGTATATGAAGAATTATGTTTCATTACGATTTGTCGTGCGTAACACTTAGTGCATATGTAAGTATTTCCATCTATAATGTCAAAATCTTTTTTATTAAAGCAATTCTGGCAAATAATTTTTTGTGGTGTATTCTTTTCAAAATCAATATCAACGTATTTAGAAGCAGCATTTAAGTAATTATCTATTATTTCTCGTTTTTCTTTATTATTTTTAAGTAGTTTTCCCATAAAACTTACTTTAATAGGTGTTTTTAATATTTCTTTATATTTTTCTATAAAAACTATAGTTTCCATAATATAAAAATGATGATTTTTATGTATTTTTAAATCGTTTATATAATTTCGTAACTCATCTCTTGCTTTTTCAACACTAATTAGTATACGGCGACGAAGATTTTCATTTTTCAACGAGTCCTCTAATTCTTGTAACTTCTCAAGATGTTCTGGTAGTTTTGAGAACTCTTCCTCAAATTTAGTACGTATGTTAGCATCTATACTTAAAATATCTAGTTCAGTCATTGACTTTACTCTTTCAGAAGTTTCATTTAAACTCGCATTTGACATTTTATTTAATATTTAAAGTCTATAAATTTTTGTAAAAAAAAAATATCTTGTGTTAATATAAAAATGTCATCGATCACAACGTCAAATGTAACATCTGGCTTTATTGATCTTGCTACTTTTGATGAGATCGAGAAGTACCTCTACGGAGGTCACGATGCAACTGCTTATTTTGTCCGTGAAACAAGAAAAGCCACTTGGTTTACTCAAGTACCTGTTGTTCTATCGCGTGCTGCCGGTTCTCCGGCTTTTGGACAAGAATGGTCTGTTGCTATTTCTCGAGCTGGTGATTATATGCTCCACACTTGGCTTCGTGTAACTTTTCCTGAAGTTGCTATTAAATCTACATTCAATACTGATACTAATATTAGGATTCGCTGGACAAATAACTTGATGCATAATCTTATTCGCGAATGCTGCATCACTTTTAACGATTTAATTGCAGCTAGATTTGATAACTATCATCTCGACTTTTGGGCTGCTTTCACTGTTCCGGCAAGCAAGCGCACTGGATATCTTAATATGATAGGTAGTGTTTCTGATTTGAATGCGCCTACATCAATAGCGACTGGACCTCTTGCATTAAAAACTCTGAACTTACCTCTTCCATTCTTCTACAGTCGTGATAGTGGGGTTGCTTTGCCTACTGCAGCTCTTCCATATAACGAAATGCGCATTAATTTTCACTTCCGTGAATGGAATCAATTGCTAATTATGGAAAGAGCAGCTGATAATGATAATTTTCAGGGGGAACAACGTATGACGATCGACCCGACTGTGCACTTGGAAAAAGGTGCACCTATTTTGGGTAACACACAAGTTTGGGCTAATTACGCTATTGTTTCTAATGATGAACGTAAGCGTATGGCATGCGCTCCTCGTGATATTTTAGTGGAGCAAGTACAAACAGCTCCACGACAATCATACACTCCGGCTAGCAATCCGCAACAATCGTTTGATATTAGATTCTCTCATGCTATTAAAGTTTTATTCTTTTCTGTTAGAAATTCTACATGGTTATCAGAGTGGTCTAATTATACTACAAATTCTCCTTATGTAAAAATAGCTGGAGCAGGTGGTTCATCTTTAGACTTTACTCCAAAAACTACTGGGGATCCTATTTCACAAACATCTCTTATCTATGAAAATACTAACCGTCTTGGAGCTATGGGTTCTGATTACTTCTCGTTAGTTAATCCGTGGTTCCATGCACCAACTATCCCTGTGAATACAGGATATCACATGTATTCGTATTCTCTAGACTTCATGTCTCTAGATCCGATGGGATCTACAAATTATGGAAAGTTAACTAATGTATCGATTGTTCCCGAATGCAGTATAAACGCTATAAACGCAGCTAATGGAACTGCAGGTGCAGGAACTGGTGCTTCGGTGAAACAAACTTACGAGTTTATTGTAACTGCTATTAATAACAACATTATTCGGGTGAGTGGAGGAGCTCTTGGATTCCCCGTTCTCTGAGAAAGTTCCGCTTTTCATTTTTTTATGTTAAATAACATAAAAAAATAATATTATAATGTTTTAAAAATAAATTTGGTTAAAAAGTATAAAAAATATTATAAAAAGAAAATGACAATAGGATTGTTAGAAAAAACTATTACTAAAATAAATGACATAATGGAAACTAAAAATGTTCGGATTGGGAAATCAACTGTTGCTTTTAAATCTATAAAAATAAGAAATGATCTAAAAGAATGACTTCTAAAATAAAATATGATACACAATGAAGAAAAATATCTTAGACCAGAAGAAGTGTCAAAAATACTTCAAGTTACTACTAGATCACTCGAAAATTGGAATAATCAAGGAATCCTTAAATGCATTAGAACAAAAGGAAACCACCGTAGATATCTCATGTCAGATGTCATCGCTATGTCAGCTAAGTAAAGACAACAACAAAAAAACAACAAAAGAAATATCTGTTATTGCAGAGTCTCAACTTCCTCTCAAAAAGAAGATTTGGAAAGACAAGTTGAGTATTTTAGATGTAAATATCCTGACTACGAAATCGTTAAAGATATTGG